CCACAACACAAGATCCCTTAATTGCCAAAGCCGCACAAGAAATTAGTCAAGCCTCGCATATAACAGGCCCTCAAATGCAAGAACTTCAAAATTTTACCAGCAAGTTAGGTAGTGCAACATCACAAGATCCAAAAACCAAAGCCTATTTACAAGCATTAGGATTTAAAACACTATGAGACTACTAGAAGGCGGTAACGTATTTAAAGATGCCGATGGCAACCCACTTACTGGTCGTATCAACCAAAGTGATGTAGCAGCCACAGTACAGTGGTTGGAAGCACTCACAGGCTTAGAATTCCCACGTGAACGTTGGTTAGGCTCGACTGGTCGTAAATCTACCAGTGGAGATTTAGACATGGCAGTTGATCTCAGTGAAATATCCAAAGAACAACTGGCAGCAAAACTAACACAATGGGCAGTAAGTCATGGACAAGATCCCAAGGCCTGGGTAAAGAAAGGTGGCGAAGTACACCTGCGCACACCCATCAACGGCAATCCTCAAAACGGATATGTGCAAACAGACTTTATGTTCTTCCCCAACTTGGATTGGGGACAGTTTTACTATGGCGGTTCAGAAGATTCTGTTTATAAAGGCATGAATCGTAATGTGTTAATGAGTTCGATTGCCAAGCAACTGGGACTCAAAGTAGGTGCCAATGGCATGTTCAGTCGCACCACAAATCAGCTGGTAGACGGAGGCTTGGATCCAGACTATGTGGCAAAAACACTGTTAGGACCACGTGCCACTAGAGAGAATCTCAAGAACGTAGAAAGCATTTATGCTGCTTTGGCACGAGACAAAGCACGTGATGCTAAACTGGCTGACTTCCGCGAATACCTAGGCCGCGAAGGCTTGCAAGAACCTGGCGCTGTGAATGAAAACACAGATGTGCATTTTTTGGCCAAGCTGCGTGATAGAATTGTAAATCAAGGCATGGTGCCGTTGATTGAAACAGAAGCAGCAAATCCATATCAAATTTACGAAGCGGAAGAACCTGGAGTGGGCGGCAGAGCCAAGGGCATTGAACATCTGGAAGATCTTGTGTTTCGCAAAGGTTCACGTGGTGTAGATGAAGCACTGGCCATTGTTCAACATGCTGCCGAAGCACCACAAAAGACCACTAGTGTAAAATGGGACGGTAAACCTGCTGTGATCTTTGGTCGCAAGCCTGACACAGGCGAGTTTGTGCTTACAGACGGATCAGGGTTTGATGCTAAAGGCTACGATGGCCTTGCTACGTCGCCCCAAATGATGGCACAGATTCAAAGCACACGTAAAGGTGAGCGTGGAGAATTAGTTCAACTGTACGCTGATCTTTGGCCACAGTTAGAAGCAGCCACACCCACAAACTTCCGTGGCTATGTTAAAGGTGACTTGTTGTACTATCCGCAACAGCCCTGGGAAGAACAAGCTGGTAATCTTGTGTTCAAGCCCAACACAGTGCAATATCGTATACCTGCCAAGAGTGCGCTGGGCCAACGAATTCGCAACAGCACCACAGGCATTGCCATGCACACCATGTATGCTGATCAAGGCGAACCCAAACAACCACTCAGTAGAGTGTCGTTTAACGAAGTACCTGGATTGTTGTTGATTGAGCCCATTTACGGCAAAGGCATTACTCCTCAAGATCCTGCACAGTCTAAGGGGCAAGCGGCATTGATCAAGCAAATCAAACAAATACGCAACAGCAAAGGTGCTGCCATTGATACCTTGTTTAATCCTGCTGAACTACGAGCCATGCAAATCACCGACTTAGCCAAACTGTGTGTGGACTACATCAACAAACGTATCAATCCAGACTATGCAGGGTATACTGGAGACTTTTCTAACTTGATAGGTGATTTTGGCCAGTTTCTACAGAGTACAGTAACTTCTAAAAAGTTCAACAACATCGTAGAATATTTAAAAAGTCCTGCATCAAACACAGAAGGCCTGGCTGCTGCATTTACTTTATTTTTGTTATTACATGATTTAAAGCTGGACATCTTGCGTAACTTGGATTTGAAAGATCCTGGGCACGAAGGATGGGTAATGGCCACGCCTGCAGGCTACGGAAAAGCAGTAAATCGCTTTGATTTCACTGCTAGAAATGCCGCACAAAACAATCGTCAACAAGCGTAATTTTTGCCAAAAGACTAAATAAAAGCAGGTCCACCGAGACCATTAACTTTAAAGGAAATTTATCATGGCATATTTTGCACCCGTAAATGGCGATTCACAACCAGTATTCGCATTAGACACACGTAACGGCCCACAAGCCCCTAGCACTTCATTGGCTGGCGTTCCTGTTCAACCACAAGGTCCAAAACTGGACTTCTATCGCGTAGTTGCTAACACCAGCGTAAACGGCGAAGGTGGCGTACAAGAATACGTTGCTAACGTGATTCAAGCTGTTCAACGAACTGCCACTGTAGCAATGTACCAAGTTGATGGCGTTGCAATTTCATTTGCTACCTATCCAACTGGCGCATTTGGCGACTCAGCTGCCAATCCACCTACCACAACCAGCGCAGCAATCTTCTTGGCTGCTGCTAACGTGACTTACACCGGCTTCCAGTTGGATAGCTGCACTAGCGTTGGTTTTAAACTATCAACCTAATAATAAGTAGAGTGTTAAACTTTTGACCCCGGAATTAAAAACTCCGGGGTTTTTCTTTGTCGTTAAATACCCGCAGAATGAATATATTATGCCGGACCCTATTTGACTGTACATACACAGGTACCACTGGTCACTTTCGCTCAAGTCAAGTGCCGTACCCAGACCGCACAGGACGATTGATCAACACTATTGCTGACTGGAACAGATCTAGAAATCAACATCGCAACTGGGAAACCATCATGCAAATGATCAGTTTGCGAGCACAGCCTACTATTGTTCAAGAACCTAAATGTGAAGAGGGTGTGTGGCAGTTTGAGTTTAGTGTAGAAACACCTGGCGTGTATTCCACTAACAACGATGTCAACAACCTTGACGGGTTGTTAAACGAGTGTGCAGGTATACCAATGGTTGTGGGGCTGGACGAATCTGCGCCAATTGAACCCAGTTTGACTGTTAATGGTCCTAAACAGAACTTGTGGTTCGAAACCATAAATAAATGACTTGGAGTAATAATGGCTGATACAACTGATATCGAAAAGAAAAGTCTAGAAGCACACGTTGAATTGTGTGCAGAGCGGTATCGCCTGCTTGAAACCAAGCTAGAATCAATGGATGAAAAAATCACCACTCTTTTCAATGTAATAGCCGAACTGCGCGGCATGCTACAAGCTAACGCTACCAAAAACAACGACAGGCTAATCAGTTGGGGTGTGGGTATAATTGTTACCCTTGTGGGCGCCTTGGGATGGTCGGCTGCGCATTTGCTCAAATTATGACAAGAGAACAAAAATTAGAACGCTGGGCCGAGCGTGAAGTTCGCCGCAATTTGCACACCATGATTGTAGATGATGAATCAGGCGGATATGTAGCATTTGGTCGTTATAATCTGCGGCCAGCACATCAAGCATTTGAAGTATACACTCCGGGTGATAATCTAATAGGCACGTTCAGCAACAAACGCACAGCAATCAGCTGGTGTGTGGCTGACAAACACAATCAGCTGAGATTAGCACAAGATATCAAAACTTTAGATACCAAAAAACAAACACTGTCAGCAGACATATACTGTAGACGGCAAATGGCTGATCGCAGCCGAGACAATGGATTTAGCGAAGTGGTACTGACCAAGTTACAGCCCAAGGTTCAACAGCATGCCTTAGTGGATCAGGAACTTGAAAAATGTTTAAATTCGGCTAAATATATACAACTTAGGGGATTCCAAAATGAAACTGCAAGAACTAGCGGCAATTAAGCCAACCAAACAAATAGCCCGTGTATTCGAAAGCTATTTTGGCTCACGCATGAAGTTTGACCAAATTACTGGCAAACAAGCTCAACAGATGTTGAAGCGTGTGCGTGGCGTACTAGGCGAAACTCGTCGTCAACCTTCGTTCCATCAGAGCGAACGCAATCCAGCTTACCTCAAGCTGTTGATGATGGAACAGGCATTGACTGCTAGAGTCAAAGAAGACATGGTTCCAACCCCTGCGGCTCCAGCCGCTCCTGGCGCTCCAGCCGCTCCTGGCGTGGGCGGTGTACAAGTTAAAGATCCTAAATTGGCAGCAGCACTTAAGAAATCAACTGCTGGGCAAACATTAAATCCTGAAGAACAAAAACTTGTGGCTGGTGCCGCAATGATGAAGGCCGAAAATCGACTACGTAATGCTTATCGCATGCTGAAAGAATCAGAAGTGCAACAAGCTCAAGTGGTGTTGGCTGCACAAGACATGGTTGACAAGATGCAATCAATGTTGGAAGATGCCAGCGAAATGCAATTTAAAGAACTTCCAGCTCTAGTTGATTCAATCAAGAACCAAGTGGGCATCGATCAAGCTGCTCAGTTCAACACAGATGCTACAGCCGCACTTACCGGGTTGGTACAAAATCTCCAAGGCGCCAAGCAACAACTTGATCAAGCACTTGGTGTAGTAACTGGCGCAACCCCTCCACCTGACGCTGGTATGGCTGCTATGGGCGGCGCACCTGCACCTGGTGCTGAAATGGCTGCTGCCGGTATGGATGACCTAGACGCTGCTGCTGCTGCCGCTGGTGATGAAATTGCACCACCTCCCGAAGAGCCAGCCGCAGTTCCCCCTGCCGCACTTGGTCGCGCCAAGAGATAATGCGCATAGACGAAGTTGATCAGTCAAGTGCTGGAGCCGATCCTAACAAATTGTTGGGATTGGTAAACTTCCTTGCAGGCCGAGCAGACGACACTAATGCTCAAAAACAAATCAGCCAAGCGGCTTTTATCTCAGCTGCTCAAAGTTTGGGCATTCCAGTTACCAGTCAAAATCTTGGTGACATTGTGAGTCAACCTCCCTTGAGTGGTGTGTTAGAACCCTTGGATCCAAATTCTGGAATGGTCACATTCAAAGGTGCTGACATTGGCCCAGAAAAACTGTCAGTACAACAAAGTCAACAAGTGGTAAACAAAATGGCCAAATCGGCCATGAAGCGGCCAATGTAATATAGTCAACTAATTGTTGACACAAGGCGTTAAATATAGTATACTATGCTGTAGGAGGCCCGTATGAAAAAACTCATTGCACTTTCATTATTAGCTTTGGCTGTTTCGGCTCAAGCGCAACAACACCATCATCACCGTGGTGGAAATTGGGTAGCACCTGTGATTGTTGGCGGGGTAATTGGTTATGCGCTCACCCGCAACTACTACGAGCCTGTTTACAATTACGGTTATATTCCGCCACCTCCAGTGGTTGTTCAGCAACCCGCACGTTCTGCTTGCACACCGTGGACTGAAACCCAACATGCAGATGGTACTATTACTAGAACCAGAACCTGCCAATGAAACACTGGAAAGCCTATATCAAATACACTGATGATATTGGTGTATTAAAACAGTATGTTGCCACAGTGGCAGCAGATAATCAGTTTGAAGCCATAAACAAGTTTAAAGACAAGTATGGGTCAGATTGCTTGATAGGTTGGATAGAGGAAACAAAATTATATGGCTTACAGTCAATCGGTTATTGATCATTACGAAAACCCACGCAATGTGGGTAGCTTTGCCAAAGACGACGAAGACGTTGGAACTGGCATGGTTGGTGCGCCGGCCTGCGGCGATGTTATGAAACTGCAAATCAAGGTGCAAGATGGCATCATCACGGACGCAAGATTCAAAACCTACGGATGCGGCAGTGCGATTGCCT